CGGACGGATTTATTCATGCTGGTTTTGGCATAGTGTAGATATGACACTGTGAAATAAGTTTGTGCCAGGTGTTGCGCTCGACCACTTTCGTGGTATGTTTTTGGTAAGTGTTACCTGGAGGTGGAACGATGGGAAGTCGAGGACCGATTGGACGCGGGCGAACGCCGGACGTAGCGCGGTCGCCCGCGCTGGCGTTAGACATTGGCGACGCTCCGGAGTACCTGGACTCGCGAGAGCGCGCTATCTACGACAGCCTGAAGAACAACTTGGCGGGACGAGTTGAGCCAGCGCATCAGGCGGTGGTGGTTTTGGCAGCGCAATCTATCGCGCGCCTGCAGATGATTCGTCAGCGGATTGCGTCGCTAACCGATGCGGATCGCTATGACGAAAACGCGCGTGGTGGTCGGGTGCTATCACCGGTATTTGCTGAGGAAAAGCAGGCGTTTGCGCAGGTGTTGGAGCTGAGCAAGCGGCTCGGTCTGTCGCCAGCCGACAGCGCACGTCTGCCCGCTTCTGATCCCGAGCAGTCGGACGGGCTGACTGATTTCGAGGGAGGTGTATGATGCCATTTAACATTACCGGCTACGTACTGATTCGCGTTCCGTTTCAGCAAGTGGAGGGCGGTTGCGACGAGGATGACGCCGTTGAGCGTGTGATCGACCGACTTGAGAGGGAACACGGTAACGTCGACGAAATCGTCATCGATGACATTGCCATTGAGCAGACACACCACATCAGCAATGACGAGGCTGAGGTGATTTGATGAAGGTGCGCAAGTGAGAATCTTAGCGCTCGACCTTGGAACGCACTGCGGATGGTGCGTAATCGACGACTCGTGCGTCGTCGGCTCTGGGGTCTGGTGCTTAAAACCGAATCGATTCTCCGGCCCAGGCATGCGGTATCTGATGCTTGACGCTTGCCTCGACGCAGCGCGGGGCGGGGTGAATCTGGTCGTTGTCGAGGAGGTGCAGCGCCATGCAGGTACGATTGCCGCGCATGTCTACGGCGGGTTGCTCGCGATTGTGCAAGCGTGGTGTGAGCGACACGGCATTAACTACACGTCGATCCCGGTCAAAACGATAAAGGCTCGCGCGACGGGCAAGGGGAACGCGAGCAAGGTCATGATGATCGAGGCTGCCAATCGCGAGTGGCCTGATGCGAACATTGTGAGTGATGACGAAGCCGACGCTCGCTGGATCGCAGTTTTGGCGGCGGAGATGTATGGCGACAGAGGTGCGAGATGAACGCTGACAGACAAATCACAAAAAACTTCCGGGCCAGTGAGTTCGCTTGCCCGTGTTGTGGTGTGGCGGCCGTTCACCCGGAGTTAGTTTACGCGCTTCAGAGGTTGCGCAACATCGTTGGTGCGCCGATCTACGTTACCAGCGGCTATCGCTGCGAGCGTCACAACGAGCGCGTCGGCGGTTCGCCTGACAGCCAGCACCTCCGAGGGCTGGCTGCTGACATCTGGTGTGAGAAGTTCGCGTCGTCGCAACTCATGATGACAGCCGAGCAGGTCACAGGGTTCGACGAGGGCGGCATTGGCGAGTACCCAACACATGTTCACGTTGACATCCGGGACGACGGCCCGGCCCGATGGTTCAGATGGTAACGGCATGAGCAACAAAAAGGATACCAACATGTTCGAATGGATCAGGAATGTTCAGGAGCGCGCGCACCATACCGCGAGCGAAAAAGGTTGGCACGATACGAATCGGTCATTCGCCGAGGAACTGGTATTGATTCATAGCGAGATCAGCGAGGCGCTTGAGGAGTTTCGCGACGGCAACGACATGACTTTGATTTGTTTTGAAGGGGACAAACCCGTGGGGATCGCGAGCGAACTGGCCGACGTGTTGATTCGTCTGGGCGATTGTACCTACGGTCGAAAGTGGATTCCGCTAAGCGACTATCGGTCGCGGGCGGGAGAGGACATTATCAGTGGTTTGGATCTTGATTGTTTTCCGGAGGCGCTTCTTGGGATGCATCGGCTTTTGAGTCACGAGAAGCTCTCTGATTTAGTTTGGCTCATCGATGATGTATCGGAACATTTCGGCATTCCGTTGCAGGCGGCTGTTGAAGCAAAGATGAAGTACAACGAAACACGCCCGCGCCGCCATGGTGGCAAGCGGTGCTGAGGTGATGCATGACTGACGCTGCAACGCGCTACGCTGACGACGTTGTTGAGGGGCGCATCGTCGCCGGTCAATTCGTGCGTTTAGCTTGCCAGAGACATTTGCTCGACTTGGAGCGCGGTCATGAACGGGGACTGGTATGGGAACCAGAGCGAGTGCAGCGCGTTGCGGACCTGTACGCTCAGTTCCGGCACGTCAAGGGCGAATGGGCTGGCCAACCGATTATATTGCAGCCACCTCAATTGTTTATGTATGGATCACTTTTCGGATGGCGTCTGGCCGATGGGCGCCGCCGTTTCCGCGAGTCGTTTCATTCTGTGGGCAGAAAAAACGCGAAGACCAGCGGCGTTGCGCCATTGCTGCCAGTGCTAATTTCGCTTGATGGCGAGGCAGGCGCGGAGGGTTATGTCGCAGCAACCAAGCGGGATCAAGCGCGGATTACGTATCGCATCGCGCGGCAGATGTGCATGCAGTCGCCTGACTGGCGGCGCCGGTTGCGCATCATGCAACATGAGGTGCGTGACGAGCAGTCTGGTAGCGTGTTCACCGCGCTCGGCAGCGATGCGGACACTACGGATGGCTTGAACCCGCATGTCGCAGTCGTCGACGAGTTTCACGCGCATGGCACGGCTGATTTATACAACGTGCTGGTCAGTGGCATGGGGGCGCGCCGTCAGCCGTTGCTGTTGGTAACTACGACGGCGGGCAAGCACCGGTCTGGCCCGTGCTGGGAAATGCGTCAACGCTGCATTGCAACGATGCAGTCGTCAGTAGCAGGCGAGTCGTACAACGATGCGCTGTTTGCGTTCATCGCAGAGATTGACGACGGCGACGACTGGCGTGACGAATCGGTTTGGCCTAAAGCGAATCCATTGCTTGGCGTGTCGGTTTACCCCGAGTACCTACGCGCGCAGCGCGACGTAGCGTTGATCGACCTGGCGGCGCAAATGGAGTTCCGTCAGAAGAATTGCAACGAATGGTTAGAGCAATTTAGCGAGTGGCTGCCTGCGTCCAAATGGGTGGAGTGTGCAACGCAGTATCGTGAGGACGACCTGCTTGGGCGTCGCTGTTATGGCGGGCTTGACCTGTCTAAAACGGCAGACCTTACCGCGTTCACGCTCCTATTCGAGCCGGCGCGCGAGGGCGATCCGTGGCTATTGTGGTTCTACGCCTGGATGCCGCTTGAAAGGCTTCGCGCTTTGGAACGCGAGCAGCATGAGCTTATGCGCGCCTGGGCTGACCAGGGTTACCTACTGACAACGCCTGGAGACGTTGTCGATTACGATGCCATCGAGGAGTTTGTTGCCAATTGCGCGCGTCGGTTCAAGCTGCAGGAGGTGGGCTACGATGCCTATTTTGCGGCACAGCTGGTGCAGCGATTACAGGACCGCCACAACGTTAACATGGTCGAGTATCGACAAGGGCCACGAACGATGGGGCCGCTGATGCAGGAGTTCGAGCGCATGGTTCGCACCAAACAAATCGCGCACAACGGAAACCCACTGGCGACGCATTGCGTTGCGAACGTGGTTCCGAAGATCGACTCGGGGGGCGGGTTAATGCCGGATAAAGCGCGGCGGCGCGGGCGCATCGACCCTATTGTTGCCGCGTTGATGGCGGTCGGCGGCAAGTTGCGCCGTCCAGAAAAGAAGGTACTTAACGTCGAGCCTATTTTGTTCGGAGGCATATAAAACGTTGCAGGATTGGTTGTCAGGTGTACAATAAAAAATGTGGAGGTACGACGATGAACGGTCTGTTGCTGCTGGCAGTTGCGTCGTATGTTTGCGTTGGATTCGGTTCCGGTCTACTTGTCGGTGCGTTTGGCGGTGTCGTCGCCGGTGTTGGCGCGGGCCTGGCGGTAGTCGGTGCGTTGTTGTTTCTTGACCTGGAGCGCACCTAATGCCGATTGCCAGCCTATACCGCAACTGGATACTGGACAATAGCAGGCCGCATGATTTTATTCGTGGAATAACAACTGCGATGCCAACGGTGTCCGGCGAATCTGTCACGCCGCAGAGTGCGCTAGACATCGACGGTGTGTTTGCGGCGATTCGCTACATCGCCGAGGACGTTGCAAAGCTACCCCTTGCGATCTACGAGCGGCTGCCAAGTGGCGGTCGTCGAATGGCGCGCGATCATCCGTCGTATTCGATAGTGCACGATAGGCCCAATCCGCTGATGACGAGCGGCCAGCTGCGCGAAACGCTGATCGCGCAGGCGCTAGCGTTTGGCAGTGCGTATGCCGAGATCGTCCGCGACAATGGCGGCAATCCCGTTGCGCTTTGGCCAACGCCGCCGCAGCGAATGCGTCTGGTAGAAGACGACGTGCAGCGCATGGAGTTTCACTATGAGTTCCAGGCCGATGATGGTGCGTGGCAACGCTTGGAGATTGAAAACGTCATCGAGATTCGCGGCCTTTCGATGGACGGCGTAGTAGCGAATCTACCGCTTGAGCACGGGCGCGAGGCGCTTGGATTATCCAAGGCGGCTCAGAAACACGCGGCAAAATTTTTTGGGGATGGCGCCAGTGTTTACGGTGCGATTCAATTAGCGCACGATTCAACGCAGGAGCAGTACGACACGTTACGCCAGCGAATGGAGCAGGTAGGCGGTAGCCGGCCAATCACGTTTTCGCTGTTGCCGCCTGGAGCCTCAATCAACTGGCAGGACGTAGACGCAGAGTCGATGCAGCTGCTCGAAACGAGGCGCTTTCAGATTGAAGCCGTCTGCCGGATGATCAGAATCCCGCCGCACAAACTATTCGACCTTCAGCGTTCGACGAATAACAATATCGAACATCAAAGCCACGAGTACCATGATGATTCGTTGTCTCGCTGGGTGGATCGTGTCGATGCCGAGTTCACGCACAAATTGGTGAGTGAACCGTACTACGTGGAACACAAAATTGACGCCCTGCTGCGTGCTGACGTGCAGACGCGTACCGAGGTTGAGCGCGCGCGGTTGCGAAACGGCATGACGACTCTGAACAATATTTTGGCGCGGCAAAATGAGGAACCGGTCGAGGGCGGTGATACCACGCTGATTGAAGGCAACCTTGTGCCGCTTG